TGCAAATCCACTTCTGGTACCATTAGTTGGCCCGAACCTCTACTTGTTCAAGGTAGAGGAGTAGAACGCGTCTCTCACGAGACGCGCCACACGACTATCCCGCCAGCCGGAGTGCTGGTCGGGTTATCCCGGATCGAATCACATCGCCTGCGGAACCACCTTGTGAAAGGTGATTCTTAAGCTCGTCACGATTGACGTAAGATGTGTCAGCCTTGGGTAGCTTGACCCCTGTTTCTGCGTATAAGAACTGGACATAACGCCAGTTCAAACGACCCCGGTGAGCAACCGGAGTCTCATACATAACAGGATGAAGCCACGACTGGTGATCGATGTCGTAAACTACCAATCGAGACTCATGACACTGATCCGGCTCACGCCAGATGTATGTGTCCTCGTCTGTCTCGGTCCAACCGCAAAGGTGCTTCATCAAAGTCGGTGGCAACAGGGAGTCTACCAACTGGATTGTGAAATCCAAGTTGACTCCCCTGTGGGTCGCCATTTTCTTTAATCCATTACGGAGGTGAATTAGATCACGATTACGCTCGAGTTTCCGCGTTAGCAGAAAACTCCGCACAGGCTCGCCATCGAAATAATCTTTGCCGCAGGACTCCCGAAAGGGCCCCTCGACAAAGGATTTATCCAAGTTCGAACGGAAACCGCAGAACTTGAGAACTTCGATAAAATGGGCTGACATCCCCTTGGGGACAATTAAGTCGTCCCCATACACCGAGACGTAGGCGTACTTAAACGCCGGTCCAAATGTATCCGCAAACCATTCGGTTTGACCGGAGATGTCAGAAACCGCCTGAGCAAGAGCATAGAAGATCATACTCTCAAGCTCAAACGTAAAACCATTCCCCATTGAGGAGAACTTTTCCCACTTAACACGCACTGACTTCTGAAGCAACCCCTCACGGGAACGCAGGTCGTTGAGTAACTCGAACCAATCACTCGGTAAGAGCTCACGTACCAATTCAGTAGCCATTGTATCGCTCGCCATCTCTTCGTCTAGCGTAGCAGGGTCCCGTGGGTCGTCATCTCTGGCGACCAGTGACCCTATCCGCGCTAGCTCCTGATTGCGGGTTTGATTTGTTAAGTCGCACCCTGCAAGTTTGAGGCATTCTTTGAAGAATGCCCCAACGGACAGCTGTAAAGCCACGTTCACACGTGGCTCTATGGCAATACAACGATGCGTCTTGGCGTCCTTAAGGACGAAAGTCACTTCATTGTAATCGACTATCGACATGCGTTGATCAACGAGACGAATTTTCGTCTCACCTGGGATACAACTTACGTTGTGGCCCCAGTCGATCAGCCCTCGTTCGAGAGCTAAACCCCTGACCCACGAATCGCATTTAGCGATTTCGCGAACCGCATGCCAATAAGCCCCACCCGAAACTGTGTAATCACCCTCCCCGAATTTATAGTACGGGGTGGTGAAAGGCCTTTTCAGACCTACACAGCCGCCAGGGCCATGACGCATTGAGGTGAAAATCGTATCGGGATTGACCGGACCCAACCATCTCTGAATCTTTTCACGCGCGGAATGAAATATTTCGTGCATGCGTAGCCTTTTTGTAAGAGGTCTACGATCAGAAAAGTCGAATTGACGGTAATGCCGTAAGCGTTTGTTCGTGTTCCTACACCGCATTTCTGCGGCCCAGAACCGTTTCAACGCCGTGGCGCCCGGGTTCATCTCACCTTCTTCCCAAGGATATTTCTTAAGAAGATTTAAACAACAACTCGCAGCGAAGAAACTGCGATGGTGCCCATACTTCTGCGGTACACCTAGATGTTGCAGTCCTATTAAATCTCGGACCGATCGTTTTGCAACGGCGGCAAGTAGAGGTTCTTCAACCTCACTCGAGATGTAGGACGTGACGTCAGTAATCGCAGCTTGAAGCACCATCCAGGGTATGGATGATGCGGCTAGAGGTGGAATCTTGCGATTCCACAGTACCTTTAGCTCGGAAACTAGACCTACATGCTTGCGCAGTAAGCGCTTTTCCCGCTCCTTGTAGCTGTTAAGCTTTGGGGTTTTCATTGTCAACTTTCAATTAAGGACTTTGTTCCGTGTAAACACGGTTCTCGGCCCTAGGATGAGTTCCAGTCTTATCCTGTACTCTTTCGCCTGTTAGGGCGATTGCAGCAACAATAGCTGCAACACAAAAGAATACAGTGAAGTAAAGAATGTCTCGCACAAGGTGTTACACCTGGGGGACAGCCAGCTTCGACAGAACGTCTTGGCTAGCCTGGAGGGAGTTGACCATGATTGCTTCCTTGATAAACGCAGCGCGAGCTGCGTCCGTCATAAAAGCTGGTACCGAAGACTCAATGCGGACAACCGCCGGCCACAGCTTCCCAGCTGAGTCGGCAAATTGGCGCGTGAAGCGGTTTTCACCCTTCATCGCACCCGCATAATCCTTCGTAGCCTTAGGCTCCGTTCGTTTGAACTGGAGCATTGCTGCAGCGCCGCTCGGACTCTGCTCACGGAAGACCGCAAGGTCACCGTCGAGACGATAGGGTTCGAGTGTGGCGCCGGTGCCCGTATCGGCGACCTGGGTGGTGGGAATGACAATATTAGTCATGTTTGTTCAGTTTCCTTAGAACGTTGAGAAATCAGCTAACGCAATCGCTTGAACAGCGAAACAGCGTCAACCAGTCGTTTGAGGTTTAGTTTAACCTCAACTATTGGATGGGATGGTAGTGCCAGGCCCACGGCCCTATTCAGTAAAGTCCTCTCAGCAGTATCACTACTGCCAATTGGAAGATACGTCGAAGGCCAGGTGCCTGGACCGGTTGCTGCGGGTGTCCAACCCGTAACAACACGTGTCACCGACTTTACGTCGTGGACAACTACCCCTGATGCAAGAATTTCAACCCCAACTTTCGGTGTTATTGCCCCGAGCCAGTCGCCGATTGGTATGAACCAATCGACAATGAAGCTCCACGGACAAAGTTCCCAGATTGCTCTGGGGACATCAAAAGCACCGAAATCATTCAACTTCGAGGAGAACCCCGAAACCGAATGACAGTAATGGGCGTAGGCGTGAACCTCTACCTTTTGGGTAATGTCACGTCGCCAAGCTTGAGTTCCACGTCCGCCACCTAAGACGGAAGTCGTGAAATTTGAGCTCAGGGTACCGGAGAGCTTCTCCAAAGCTTTCGCCTTGAAAACCGCCCTCCCATCCGCTGTCATCGGAGAGTTAGATGCTTCCACCTTTCCCTGCCGACGCGTAGCAGCGTCAAACGCCTTCATTTGATCTACGAGATCGTAGACCAGAGGACTCCAACCATACCGATATTCAAGCCACAACTTAGCTGATTCTGACAGTCTGTCCAGTTTCGCTTTGTTGAGGGGAGTATGAGCCCATTTTCGACGAGTCTTCCCAGACTTGTTTACGATGGGTGCACCTAGGTGATTGTCCCAAAGGACAACCGCTTTCGGGTACTTCTCATACCTCTTCGGTGGTTCCCCACAGAGTTGTTTTAGTTTACGGACGTCTTTTCGCATTACTGCGACTACGATATCCGCGATCTTGCGGGCTCGCCCCGCAATCAACTCAACAGTTTTAGGAAGCTCGGCCAACGACACAAGTGATTGTGACGTTGGGGGTGCGATCCGGTTTAGACACGTAATGATAGCCTTTTGACGGGCATAATTAACGTTGACGACATCCGGATTACCTGATTCGAAGTCCGTTTCTCTGGTGACAGCGTTAGCTGACACTAGCGGACCAAGAAGAAGGCCCATCGCATCGCCTGTAAACGTGAGCACAGTAGGTGCCGTGACCGGTGGCGTATACCCGTCAGCCCAAGGGCTGCTAGAGGTAACACACACCATATCGGCATCTGGCTTGTTCAGCAGGTAGATATTCAGTGGGTTATTAATCCACTGGAGCTTCTTACGCAACGCGCTATAACCAGGAGTGACCACGTCAGTGGTCCTCTTATACCAACCTTTAACTCCGTTTGTTCCCCAAGTGGCGTCGCCATCTGGGTACTGACCGGGATTATTATGTTGGAATCTGCAGGAGGTGGTTGTATAACCACCTGATGCGCGCGTACGACTGTACGGGGGTCTGTAAGATTGAGTTTTCTTCACATGGAAAGTCCTTTGTTGAAGGTTGTTAAAGAGGATTCTTGCAATCCCCTTAGAGAGCCCCCCCTGG